AAGGCAAGCCCGCTTCCCCCTGCGCTGGCAACCACCTCTGTCCAGACGCCGTTCTGCCGGGCGTATTGCCGGCCGTCAGCAGGTGCCTCCTCGACATAGGGCAGATACGGCAAGCCCAGCCATGCCGTGATCCCATCGCCCACCTTCATTTTCCCGGTATCAGTCTCAGTGACCAGCTCGCGCTGGAGCGGCACTTCGTTCACGGCGGCGAGGTTGGCCGCCGTGCCGCCTCGCACCAAGAAGCGATACGGAATCGTCTCGGTCGTGCTCATGGCGCAACCTCCCCGCCGTCGATGATCGTCTGCACAGGAGTCCAGGTTGGCGCGGCGATCGTGTTACCGGTGGCGGCGTCTGCCGTATAGGCGAGTGGCCACACATGGCGCTGCCAGCTCGGGCCGGCGTCGTTGATCGCCCATGCTTCGATCACGATGTCTCCGTTGAAATCTAGGTCAATAGTCGCGGTGCCGCCGGCGATGTCGGCGCGCTCAACGAGGGTGGTGTTGCCTGCCCGGACGCGGAGGCCCCAGCGTGTGTCAGCAGAGGGCGTGATGCCGCCGGCCTCGTGGTCGACAAGTGCGTCGGCCTGGGCAACGCGGTCCCGCGACACCCACGTCACCGTCATCGCACCGGTAGCGGCCTCGGGCATGAAGTCGCCGTTGATGCGCAGCCTCCCCATGGGGTACGGCAACGCTGCGCGACCGACGATGGCTACGGTGCTGGTGGGTGCCGAGGCGAGCGGCAGCTGGTCGCTTGCGGCGCGGGTGAGCGCGCGCATCTCCACGCTGGCGCCCGAGGGGCGCTCGGCCGGATCCACTGCGAGGTCGGCATCGTAGAACCAGATCCGCTGGCCAGCGGCGTGGGGCTGGGGCACCGTGTCCAGGCACCCGCGTGCCAGCAGGACCGTCCCGGCCGCCACATCGATGGCATCGACGCGCACGACTTCGTCGCCCCACAGCGCGGCGGTCCCGGGTACTACGGCGGAGACACCAGAGGCGTTCACCAAAGTGAAGGCCTGCCGCAGGAGCCCGCCATCCGGATCAGTCGGAAGGCTGGCCTCCATGATGGTCGCGTGCGGGCACCACGCGCCCACTGCCGCCTCCTCAAAGTCATCTGACTCGCTGCGCGTGTAGAGCAGGAAATCCATGGCACCAACCGGGGCGGCTGCCAGGAGACCGGCATAGCCGGCACCCACGGGCAGCGCCTGCAGGTCCGCGTCACTCAGCAGCTGCACCAGCTCGCGATACGGCAGTTCCATGGCCAGCTGCGCGGGCGCAGGGCCCGCCACTTCAGCCGCGGGCGGAGCCACACCAGGCTCCTCCACGATGTAGGTGGAGGCGGGCATCGAGGCCACGTCCTGCACCGTGGTCAGCGCGATGGCGCCGGACCGCAGGGTGCCGCGGCTGATGTCCCCCAGCACCACGACCATGTCCGCAATGCCGCGTTTGGGCAGCTGCAGCCGGGCCTTCTGGCCGGGCCGGGCGCGGTAGGCCATGCGCGTCACCTTGAGGGTGTGGCGCTTGAGAGGCGTCGCCCGGGCGTCCAGGTTGCGGGCAGCCAGTCGCAGGGCCAACGACTCCGCGAGTACCTCGGGGCACTCCAACACCTCGGCGTTGACCGCCCCGAAGGCCTGGATCGCGCCCAGCGCCTGCACAGGCGCGGTGGCCCGCACCTCGTCGTTGAGCATGTCCGTCCAGCGAGCCGTGACCTGGTTGACCGCCTCATCCAGCACCGAGGGCTGCTCCTCGAACTCGAGAACGTCGTCGTCGGTGATGACGAGAAGGTCGCCGGGCACGTCCGATCGGATCAGGTCCAGATGCCACTCGCCCGTGGTCGGGTCCACCGACATGCGGGCGCCGGCCAGGTCACAAAGGCGCTGCTGGAATTGCTCGATGGTTTCCTGGCCCGCGATGAACTCGGTGCCAATGCCGAACGATTCGTTGTACAACCGGTCCGCCGCGGCACGCCAGCTCGGCTCGTTGATCAGAGCCCGGGACTCTCCATCCATCTCGCGGGCGATGAGGCTGTCGTAGAGGACATGGGCGACGTTCATGCCGCCGAAACCGGTCACCTTGAGCAGCGCGGAGAGGATCAGCTCCGCAAGCTCGTCGGCGCTGCTGCCGTCAATGACGGTGGGCGGGCCCATGTTGCTGAAGCTGGCCAGGCTGCCAGCGGTGGTTATGCCGACGCCGTACATGGCCACGGCGTTATTGTCGGCGGTGCAGTAGGGCGCGGCGTCGCGATCCAGTAGGTCGGCCATCGCCGACACCGCCGCAGCCACATCGTCCATGTCGCCATCGGACACCGCGACCACCACGTTGTTGCGCGGGGGCGTCGGCGAGAAGAAGCCCAGCGCGCCGCCATAAGCAGCCGTGGCGCTTGTGCCGCCGCTGGCCACCATTCCATCGACGAAGGCCCGCAGGTCGCCAAAGCCGCCGCCGTTGATGCCACGCCGGGTGATCGACTGGCTGTCGTCCGCGAAGGACACCAGCATCACGTCCAGGTCCTGGCGCGTCTCCTCCTTCCAGACCTCCAGCCGGTCGATGACCGTCTGCATGGCGGCCTTGAGGATCGTCATGCGGCTGCCCGCCATGGATCCGCTGCGGTCCATGGTGATATAGATCGACGTGGGCCGCGTGGAGGTCATGGAGTAAACCGGCACCTGGGCTCGCTCCGGGTACCAGCACTCCCCACCGTCCCAGCCGTTGAGAATCCTGCTGACAAGAAACGCCGGCGGCTTGGGGTACGGGCTGTTGCCCCAGCGGCCACCGCGAAAGGTGGCGTAGGGCCGCCAACGGTAGGCGCTCTGCTGCGGGGCGACGTTCGACGCCAGATAGCTGCTGGGCGCCTGGTCGGGGTTGCCGAATGCGAACTCGAAGTCGCCGACGATGCCGCCCTCGGCGTCCTCGCCGCCCCACAGGTTGGGCTTGTTGACGCTGACGATGCCGCTGCTGGTGAGCTGGCCCGACCAGACCTCCTTGTCGCCGGCGCGGATGGCCAGCACGGAATCCAGCATGCCGCGGCACAGGCCGAACTGGAAAATGTATTCGTAGTGGTAGCCGACCGTCTGCCACTTGGTCTTGAGCTTCCAGCTCTTGCCAGCCTTCTTGCGGATGGCCACGGTGCCCGTCGGCTTGAACGCCAGCATGATCGGGTCCTTGATCCACACCGGCCCGTAGATGCGCCGGATGACCGCGCCGTCTTCGACGACAGGCACCTGAACTTTCTGCGGCGGAGCCCCCTTGATCTTGGGCGCCAGGGCGAGGCTGACGATGATCGAGACGACGAACATGATGGCGTAGACCCACCAGTCGAAAGCGGCATGCACCGGGTCACCGGCCGCGGGCGTGGCATCGATCGCCCGCCTGATGCTCATCCACACCGACCAGCACCCCACCACCACGAACGCCAGCGACACCAGCAGCTGAGCCACCAGGCCGGCACGGGTGTCCAGCCACCAGTAGCGCACGCGCCAGGAGGCGACATACCAGAGGCGACGCAGCCCGGTGCGGGGAGGAATGGTCATACGGCGCGGAATCCATTGAATGGCGACTTGCCTGGCATCGTCATGCAGCCGCCGTAGTTGTCGGTGTTGTTGCGGGCCGAGCAGCCGGCCCAGTTGTGCGGGCACCCCGGGCGCGCGATCACCTCCAGCCCCGGTTCCAGATCGGCGGCGCCGTAATCCAAGGTGATGGCCTGCCCGGAGGCCGCCTTGATGGTGCGCATCTCGACGATGCCGTCGTCTCGCGTCCATTCGACGTAGCCGCCCGGCCACGCGATGCCATCAGTGCGAACGAACTCCGGTGCGGTGACGGTGAGGCCGCTGACGCCGGTGAGCGTGGCAGGCACCGCCCATGCACCCGGGTCCAGGTTGCACATGCCCTCGCCCTGCGAGTACACCGGCACCTCGCAGGCGCGGCTCCAGCGCGGCGCACGACCCACCCAGCCACCGCGCGCCATACGGCCGGGAGCGCATACCAGATCCAGCGTCGCATCCCGGAACTTCGGCTGGGCTACGTGGCCGTGCCAGTTGGTCTGCACCTCGGCATCGGGGTCGTCGTGGTGCATGCTCATGATCACCACGCGCACCTCGTCGGAGGGCACGTACGGCCGCCAGTTGTCGCCCAGCGGCTGCGTGACCGGCATGTCCGGCGCGGACGGGTCCACCAGGTAGGGCACAGTGATGGTGACGTTGTTCTTGGCGCGCTCGGCGGTGTCGCGGATCTCGCTCACCGTCATGCCGCGGGCGGACAGGTAGGTGTGCCCGCCGACGGTGATGTCGCGGTCGGCGGTGCAGTAGCGCCAGGCGACGCCCTGCCGGGCGAACGTGACGAGCTGCACCGGCCGGCCGAGGAAGCGGGACAGTTCGCGGAGCTTAAACATCGGGGACGACCGCAGTGAATGGCGTGTTGGCGCGTGCAGCGCCGGCCAGGTCGGCGTGGTGTTCGATCACCACCTCGTCGCTGGCCAGCGTGCAGAGCGTGAGGAACTCGATCCGGCGGATGGCGCCCGGGGCCACCGTCTGGCCCAGCGCGCTGGACAGCTGCAGCACCTCGTTGGCACCGCTCTCGGCGCTGCCGGTGATGCGCCGGATGAAGGCGGTGCCGTCGTGCAGGACGATGCGCACGTCGCGCCGGTTGGGCTGCTGGCGGCCGTACAGGGTGTAGCCGGCCCACTCCACCGTCAGCGAGGTGCTGGAGGATCCGATGGAGGCGGTGGCCTTCAGGTCCTGCAGGCCGCTGGGCACCCACAGCGGCACCTGACGGCCGCGCAGGCCGTACAGCAAGGAGCGGAAGGCAGCGCGCTCGGCGGCGCCCCACAGGCGCCACCGGTGCGACTGGGCGCGGAACGCGCGGCCGGCCAGGTCGAACGTGACCGGCAGGCCCACGTCGTTGTCCTCGTCGGTGAGGATGCGCGCGTAGCTGAGGCTGCCGTTCTCGCCGGCGTCGGACACGTGCTCCAGCACCGGGTGGCCGAGGTACTCCGTCGCCGGCAGCTGCGCCGGCCAGTCGCAGGCTTCCTGCACCAGGAACGTGAGGGTGCGGCGGCCGGAAAGGTCGGTCCAGAGGGTTTCCTCCGGGCCGTCCGCCAGCCGGGCGCGGCGCACCGGGTACAGGCGGGTGCCCGCCGGCCAGGCCTGCGTGGTGGCGCTGGCCAGCTCCAGGCCGTCTTCGCCCACCTCGTCGAGCGTCACCAGCTCCCACTGGCGCAGGCTGCGCCACAGCAGGGCGCGGCCGCCGCCGACGAAGTCGCGGTAGGCCGGGTCGCAGGGGATGGTGGTGGCGCCGGAGGACAGGGGCTCGGCGAGGTACTGCACGTCCGGCCAGATGGGCAGGGCCCAGTCGCTGCGGCCGCCGCGATCGGCGATCAGCGCGTCGGCCACGCGGCGCTCCTGGCCGGCGGCCACCACGTCGAAGGTGAACGTGCGGCGCGGCGCCTGGCGCAGGCTGCGGTGCTGGGTGACGCCGGTCGCCGGCGCCTGCAGCACGTCGGTGAGCCACGCCAGCGGCTCGCGCACCGGGTTGCGCCAGTCCGGCGGGACTGGCCAGACCACCGGGGATCCGGACGCGAAACTCACTGCTGCCACCCCGCCTGGACGGCACCGCCCTCCTCCACCACGGTGTTGACCACCACGCGGCGGAACTCGTGGCTGTTGGCCAGCGCCTGGGCCAGCATGTCGCCGGAGAGCAGGTTCATCACGGCGACCTTGACGTCGCCCAGGGGGCTACCGCCCACCAGGCCGCCGTCGGCGAAGCTGAAGCGCGGCGCCGGCGCCGTGCGCACGTTCGGCGCGCGAAGGCCGTCCAGTGCCACCTGGCGCGCGTGGAGCGCCTGCATGGCGGCCAGGCCGTAGTGCCGCACGGTTTCCTGCGGCATCACGTATTCGCCGCGATGGACGACGCCGGCGACGGCGTACTTGCCGCCGGGGCCGGTGTAGCCGCCGTCGGCGAAGCCCGTGGCCGCGCCGATGCTGTTGGCCACGGTCAAGGCTTGCGCCGCGGCCATCAGCTGCGCAGCCGCCACGGTGATCGCCGCTGCACCCGAGTTCAGGCCGGCCCCCGCCGTGCCGAGCGTGGCAGACGCGCCGGCCAAGGCTGCGCTCGCTCCCTGGATCGGGGCCGCATACGCGACGCCGGCGGCTGCAGCCTCCGCCGGATCCGGCTGCCCGACGTCGAGGCCGCCGGCCTTGCCGGCCAGCTTCATGAGCTGCGCGGTGGCCGCGGACGCCAGCTGCTGGGAAGCCAGCTGGCCCATGGCATCGGCGATGCCGCCGACGACCGCCTTGATGGCATCGCCCAGGCTCAGGCTTTCGGTGCGGATCTTCTCCAGGGCACCACCGATGCCCGACTCCAGCCCCTGCCGGAACGTGGTGGCCAGCAACCCTGCCTGGTTCTGCAGCTCGAACAGGCGGTTCTCCATCTCCGCCAGCCGCGCCAGCGCTTCCGGGCTGCCCAGCAGCTGGGCCTGCTCGCGCATCAGCGGCAGCAGGCGCTGCAGCTCGGCGATCTCGCGCTGGCGGATCTCCAGCAGCTTTTCCTGGGCGGTGATGCTGCTGATCAGCCCCGCCTGCTGCTCGATGTGCACGCGCTGCTCGGCGGCGCTGAACTGGCGCTGGGCGCGATCGAGCTCGCCGGTGAGCCGGGTCAGCTCGGCGTTGGCGGTGCGCAGGTTGAGCAGGCGGGTGATGTCGGCCGCGTCGCCGGTGCGGCCGATGCGCTCAAGCTCCTCCCGCAGGCGGGTGAGCTGCCGGGTGGACTCGTCCAGCTCCGGCGGCACCGGCTCACCGCGCAGGCGTGCCAGCTCCAGGTGCACCTGCACCATCTGCTTGTTGGCCTCGATGATGCGCTTCTCGCTGTCGTACAGCTGCGAGTAGTCGATCAGCAGTTGCTTCAGGGCCGGACTGGCCTGCTTGAATATGCCCTCCTCGATTTCATAGCGGATCCGCGCCGCCTCGCTCACACTCGTCTGCCCATCCTCCAGTTCCGCCAGCATCGCGATCTGGCGCTGCAGGTTCGCCACCTCGCGCGCGGCGGCCTTGTCGGGGTCGTCACCGCGGGGCCCCTTGGGTGTGCTGCGCGGCTTGTACTTCTCTTCGATCGCGGCCAGCAGCTTTTCCTGCGAGCCGTCGAAGAGGCGGCTGTCGTAGTTGCCGGTTCGGGCGCCCTCGCGATCCAGCTTGTTATAGAGCGCCAAGACCTCATTGATCTCGCGCCGCTTCGCTGCTTCTTTGTCGAGGCTCGCAACAAGCGCATCCACGCGCTCCATTGCTGCCTTTGCCTCCTCTGCCGTTTTGCGCTGCTCTCGCTCCTCCTCCGCATCGGCCTCTCCTCTGGCCTTCTGGGCCAAGAGTTCGGCCAGCCGTGCCCGCGCCACCGCCTCGCCCTTCCGGCCTCGCTCGCGGTCACCGCGGATACCCCAGCCGGTCTGCATCTGGCGGAAGAACTCGATGTCAGATTTGAGCGTCTCGATCTGGTGGTCGATGTCAGTGCGCAGGACGTTCTTCATCTGGTCCCACACGCCCGCGACGGAGCTGCGCACACTGTCCCACGCGCGCTCGAGTGCGCCCGCCTGCTCCACCATTTGCGCCACCCGCGTGCGGGACATGTCCGCCGTCTCGCCAAGCGCCAGGCGCACGGCCTCCTGCTGGCGGCCCTGCTCCTCCAGCGCACGGATCTGCCCGTAGGTGGTGGCCGTGAGGTAGTTGAGTTGCCGGTCCAGGTCGCGCACGCCCTCGGTCGGCTCCTTCGCCAGGCGCGCCACCTTGCGCGTGGTTTCCTCGATGCTCTCGCCGGTGAGGCGGGAGAGGTTGACCGCCGCAGTGACCATGTCCTCCAGCGTGCCAGCGCTTGCAGCGCCGGACTTGACCAGCAGCGCGGCGGCCTTCTCGGCGTCACCGTAGCGGCCCGTGGCCTCACCCACCTGGTCCGCCATATTGGCCACCTGCCCGGCGGTGAGCCCGGAGGCACCGCCCGTGGCCAGGATGGCGGTCTCCAAGGCCCGCAGCTCGAGGTAGCCCTTGGTGGCCGCCACGCCGAGCGCCACTACGCTGCCCGCCGCCGCACCCGCCGCCAGCCCCATCCCGCTCAGCAGCACCCGGGCCGCGCCGGCCTGGTTGCCCAGCTGCAGGATCTGGTTGGCCGCCAACTGCCAGTTGCCCGTGGCCGAGTAGGTGAGCAGCTGCGTCAGGTTGCGCTGCACGCCGGCGGAGTTGAGGTTCAGGGCGCGCTGGTTCTGCGCCATCTGCAGCGCCTGGCGCTGGGCGGTGACGTTCGCCATCGCCCGGTTGTACTGCTCGCGGCTGATGCGCCCTTCGTCCACGGCGCGCCTCAGCTCTTCCTCGTCGCGCTTCAGGCGCTGCAGGGTACTGGCGGTCTTGTCGTAGCGCTTCAGGGTGCCGTCCAGCTGCTTCTGGGATTCGCCCTCGGCCTTCTGCAGCTTCGCGTGGGACTTGTCGAGCGAGACCAGGGCCTCGTCGTACTCCTCCATGGTGATCAGGCCCTTGGCCATGGCCTTGTCCAGCATGGCCTCGGCCTGCGCCAGCTCCTCCCAGCTGCCGGCGCCGCGCGCGATGACGCCCTGCAGCTCGCCGATCAGGCCGATCTCCTCGGCGACGGCCTGCTGGGTGGCGCGCGCCGCCGCGGCGTAGCTCTCCTGGGCGGCGGTGGCGGCGTCCAGCCCGTCTGCCGGTGCCACGCCGGCCATCACGTCCGCGGCCTTGCCGGCCGATTCGGCGAGGTCGTCCAACCCCGCCTGCACTGCGGCCACGTCGCGCTGCGCCTGCGCGAAGTGGGTGCGCAGGCGGAAATCCATGGTGAAGTCGCGCGACGTGTTCATCAGTTCTTCCTGAGCGTGTTGATCAACTGCCGTACGGCCTTGACGCCTTCAGCGGTGTCTGCCCGTGCCGCCACGCCGTCCTCGATCCTGTCCGCGCGCTCCCTGCGCTGGCGGCGCTGCTCCCGTTCGTAGAACAGGATCAGCTGCCGTTCGGTGTATCCGCGGAGCCGCTGGAGATCTCCGAGGCCGGCGCGGGCGAGGCAGAGGAGGACGTCTGGCCAGTCGACGCTGTCGCGGCCGCCCGCAGGTCCAGCAGCTGCGTTGCGGCCTCGTGGACGAAAAAACCGCAGTTCACCGTGAACCAGGTGTTGACCAGCAGCTCGCCCTGCGCCCGCGGCAGGCCGGCGATCCATTCCGGCTCCACGCCGGCGGACCGGGACACCAGCACCAGCACGATGTCCCGGTGCCTGGCCAGCAACGGGCGCACGCGGTCGTAGCGCAGCACGCCGGTGGCGATGGTGCGGGCGATGTCGGCGATCAGCGGCGCGGCGAGGATCGACACCTCCAGGCTCTCGCCGAAGGTGTACTCGCGCACGAGCAGCTCGCGGCCGTTGACGACCAGCGGCACGTCCGGGAACAGCACCGAGGCCGCGGACGCCTCCGGCTCGGTAGCCGGAGGCGTCGCGGCCGTGGCCGCCCCCTCGTCAGGCAGGCGGGTGGCCATCAGCTCTCCTGCGGGATCTCGATGCGACCGAAGCCGCCCAGGTTCGGATCCAGCGCGGTCTCCGAGTCGAACAGCACGGTGCCGGACAGCGGCAGCTCGCCGAAGCTCTCGTTGATCAGGCTCAGGTTCGCCACCGGGTTGAACTGCACGCGGTACAGGTGCATGCGGATGCGGCTGCCGTCGACGGTGTTGATGCCGTTGAGGTACAGGTACCGCTCCGGCGGCGCGCTGGTGAACATCGGCAGGCTGGAGTAGGCCGCGTGCGAGTAGCTGGCCTTCAGCGGCTGCTCCAGACCGGCCAGGCTGAGGATCTTGATGATGCCGCTGTGCGCGTCCTCCAGCTGGTAGTGCGTGCCGGCGGTCAGGGTGTTCGCCGGCGAGTCGCTGTCCTTGATCGACAGCGAGGACACGTTGGCCGGCTTGGCCAGGACCACGCGACTGCCGTCCACCAGGTCGTCCGGCAGCACCTCGTCGGTCACGCTGCCGGAGGAGATGTCGTTCTGGGTGGCGTACAGGCCCAGCTTCAGGTTGTGCGCGGTGCCGTGGCGCAGGACCAGGTCGATGCTGACGGTGGTGCCGGTGCGCAGCTGCGCCGACTGCAGGCGCTGGCCGCTGTAGGTCTCGGTGCGGTCCTCCGTCTGCGTGTCGAAGGTGAGCTCGCACGACGACTGGTCGCCCACCCAGATCAGCGGGCCGGGCTTGCCACCGGCCAGGCGGGTGCCCAGTTCGATGCGGCCCTGGAAGGAAAAGTCTTTCATGGTGGTTTCTCCGGGGGTGGTGCCGGCACCGCCGGCAGGGTGGAATCGGACGGTCAGCGCAGGTAGCTGTCGATCTGGCGGCTGACCTCGCTGGCGACGTAACGGGTCGCCCAGTCCGCCAGCCGTTCGGGCCGGCGGCCCTTGGCGAGCATCTGGGCGACGGTGGAGCGGTACTCGACCTGCAGGCGCTGGCGCTTTTTGCCCTTGTAGCGGCCCGCCTGCATCACGACCTTCGGGCCGTAGCGGTGCACCACGTGCTGGTTCACGCCGCCCTGCCGGCCCGCAAGCAGGCGCGCAATGAACGCGCCCTGCTCGAGCTTGCGCACGCCGCGGTACACGCTGTAGGTGACGCCCTTGCGGGTCTGCCGGGTACCGGGGTACTGCATCAGGCCGATGCCGCGCTTCCACTGGCCGAACAGGCGCACGCCGCCGAGGCGGGCGCCATCGGGGCGCAGGTAGCGGATGCCCATGTGCTCGCGCACGCGCCCGGCGCGGATGTTGAACTCGCCCTGGATGTCGCGGCGCGCCTCCACAGGCAGCGCCCGGTACAGCGACTGCACGGCGCGCTCCTGGAACCACGGCAGGCGGCTGAGCAGCTCGGCCGGCGCCTTTCGCGCCTGGTCGAAACCATGGATGTCGAAGCCGACACCCTGCAGCTGGCCACCGCGGCTCTTGGGGCGCTGGAGTTGGGCGGCAGTGACGCTCACCGGCGGTACCCCGTGGTGAAGGTGATCTCGGCCGCGACGAACGGCAGGCCGTCCGGGCGGGGGATGAACGAGGTTGCGCGATACGCCGGCGGCAGCGCGCCGGACGCGGCGACGCTGCCGGCGAGCTGCCGGGCGCCCATCTCGGCCAGCAGGCGCTCGATGTCGTCGGCGCCACGGTAGATCGTCGCCATGGCATTAGCCTGCCCCGACGGCAGCGCGATCTCGATTACGCCCTCCACCGCCACCACGTTGTCTTCGGCAGCCTGAAGGCCCAGCAGGACCACGGTGCAGCGCGCCGCGGCCGGGATCGGGGTCTCGGACAGTTCGGTGCGGACGTCCGCGCCGAAGTCGGTGTGGAACCCGTTGGCCACCCGCACGCGCGCCAGCTCGGCCTTGAGCTGGTTGACGATCTGCAGAGCCTTCGCTTCCTCAGCCATGGACGACCACCTTCGCTTCCAGGCCATCGTTGGACACCGGCGCTTCGACGGTCTTGGTGTGGCTGCCCAGGTGGTCGGTCCAGCTGACCACGTCGCCGGGCACGGGCTCCCACTCGGCCACCTGGAAGGACACCGTGTCGATCAGGCCGTAGACGCGGCCATGCTCGCCGATGGACTCCTGGCCGCGATCGACGATGATGCGAACCGGCACCGCTGCGGCGGCGCCGCGAGTCACCGTGGCATCGGTGCCGAACTGGGCATACAGCGCCGGCAGTGCGTCTGCGGCGAAGTCGTCGTCGAAGCTCATCGCGCCGGCTCCTCATGGCAGGCGTCCACCAGCTGCTGGGCGGCCCTCAGTCGGTCGATGGCGCGGGCGTAGGCGGCGTCGGCTTCGCCCCCGATTCCAAGAACTCGGCCGATAGCTTCGCCTCGGTCTGCAGAGACGTCGGCAGGCCTTCCAGCAGGTTCGGTGCCCGGCCCGGCAGCGGCTGCCGGACAGTCACGCCAGACTGCCCGCACGCGGACAGTGCCGGCAGCAATCCCAGCAGCAGCAGCGCGACCACGCTCGTACGCATCGGCGACCCCCTTGTTGTAGTCGGATTCGGCCTTGGCCTTGGCCTCGGCATAGGTGACGCGGGCCGCGGCCGCCTTTCGCGCGACCTTCGCCGTGGCCTCGGCCAGGTCGGCGAGTACCTGGGCATGGGTGGCGCGGGTCGTGGCATGGGCGAGGCGCTCATTGGCCAGCTGCTGGCGCGGCAGGATGGCGGCCCACCAGATGGCGGCCAGCAGCGCGGCGAGAGCGGCGAACTGCAGCAGCAGGCGTGCGGTGGCGTTGGCGGGCAGCGGGATCATGCGACGGCGCCCTGGCGGCGGTGGCGACGGATCTCCTGTTGCATCTGCACGGTGTAGAGCGCCGCCAGGGAGGCCATGAGGAGGGCGCGCTCCCAAGTGACACCGGCGCCATCCATGAGCACGCGGGAGGCCGAGCACAGCCCGGCGGCGAACACGCCAAGCCGGGCCAGTTGCTGCACGTGGTCCAGGGCGCGGCATGGCCGCGGCGTCATGAGCATGGTGGCCAGCGACGCCAGCGATGTGGCCACCGCGCACACGAGGAACAGGGGCGTCAGGATCATGGGCTCAGCCCTCCACCTTCCGGGTGGCGCCGGTCAGCCGCTTGCCCCACTCGAACAGGTAGCGGATGGACAGGCCCAGCAGGCCGGCGCGAACTTCGATGGGGATCTCGCCGGACCAGTTGAAGCCGGGGAAATGCGGAGCGGCCACCGCCACCAGCGCGGCTGCCACGCCGGTGGCGAAGATGCCGAAAATCAGGCGCGGAACGCGGGCCGGCACGTACTCCGGCTCGAAGTGCAGCGCGGCGACGGCGCCGACGATGGCGGCGGCGACGGCCCACCAGGTGAGGCCGAACGTGACGGCGGCGGCGCCGGCGGTGGCTACCGCCTGGCTGCCGAGGGCGATGGAGTCGTCACGCATGGCTGGTCCCCTTGTGTCGTGCATACGCGGCGGCCAGCCGCGTGTCGTAGCGATTGGCGGCATAGGCCGGGCCGTTGTAGCGGCGGGCGAAATCCGCCCAGTTGCGCGCCTTCAGGGCGCGGTGCATGGCCGGCTCGCTACGGACGAATGCCACGAAGGCGTCCAGGTGGTCGCCCTCGCTGCGGTACATGGCGTTGATGAAGCCCTGCAACGTCGGGTGGCCGGCGGCGGCGTGGTTGAAGCCCATGATCTGGAATAGCCCCCAGCTGGCGGACTGCAGCGCCATCTCGCGGTCCAGCGCAGCGGCCTTCTGCAGGCGGGCGTGCTGCTGAGACAACGGCCCGTAGCCGCCCGGCGTGGCGTTGCTGATGTCCGGGTGCATGGCGCTGTAGAACCCGCTGGTCAGCCGGTGGAACACGTGCCGCTCGAACAGGATCACCGGCTCGCCGGAGTCCAGGAAGCCCGTGCCCCGGGCCTCCACCTCGGTGACCGCGCGCACCGTGGCCACGTCGACGCCCAGCAACGCGGCGGCGCGCTGGTAGTCGGCAGTGGTGATCGTGGGCTTGGTCATCGTGGATCCTGCTGATGGGTGAAGGCCCGCCGCCGCACGCGCCACTCGGGCCTATGCGTGCGACGGCGGCCGAGGCCTAGCCGGCGGACTTGACCGTGCCGAGGCCCGGAATCAGCTTCACGGCCACGGTGGTGGTCCCGTTGCCCGCCGCCTCGATGGCGATGCCGAAGCTCTCCAGGTCGCCGGTGGCGGTGGAAGCGACGATCACTTCCCCGGCCGACACGTCCCAGTGCACCTTGGCGCCGGCGGGGATGACCGCCGAGGACAGCTTGGGCAGGGTGAAGGCGCCCTCGATCTGGACGGCCACCGGCACTCCTTCCGCGGCGCTGGTCACCGGGATCGCCAGGATCGTGCCCAGGATGAAGGGAACGCCGGCGACTACGCCGCCGGAAGGGGCCGGCACGGTGATGGTGGCGGCGGTGCTGTGCGCGTTTTTCATGTGTGCTCTCCGAGAGCTCAGGGGCCCAAGGCCCGACGATCAGGAAGGAAGCCGTCGCGCTCCCTGCGGAGCGCGACGGAAGTGACGACCGCCTTAGTCGCCGGTGCCCGGGTACGGAGACGGCGAGGCGCTGCCCGGGTTCTTGTAGAGGCCGCGGTGATCGATGGCCTTGGCGCCGAACACGTGGCGGCACTTCACCTGCAGGCCATCGACCTCGAAGCCGGCCTTGGTCTCGGTGAACACGCCCTCGTTGCCTTCCAGGTAGGCGTACTCGATGGTGTCGACCTGGTTCGGGTCGGCGACGCCGTACCACGCGGTGGCGCTGCCGTCGTGCAGGCGCGGCTCCACGATCGGCACCAGCGAGGGGCCGAGCACATTGGCGTCGTTGCCACGGGCGGCCACGATGGCGGCGTTGGTGACCTTGAGCGCGGCCTCCTCCAGCTCCGGCGGAACCAGCAGGAAGCGCGGGCGCACGGTGATGTAGCGGCCCTCAATGCCCTTCTGCAGCAGCATCGCCGCACGCATGGCCGCCAGCGGATTGGCCACGCTCGGGTCGGGGTTGACGGCGTCGATCAGCGCGACGCCCGCGCTGGCGAGGTTGCCGTGGCTGGAGTGGAAGAGGTCGACGTTGTCGGCCATCTTCGGGTTGCCGTTGAGGATCCCGTAGACGATGTCCGATTCCAGGTCGGCCGCGCTGGAGCCGAACAGGGTCGGGATGCGGGTCAGCGCATCCAGGTCATCGTTGATGATGGTTTCCCAGGTGATGTGGACGATGCGGCCATACTTCTGCACGCGGTACTTCTCGGCCGAGTCGCCCAGCTGGCCGTACTCGTACTCGCCGCCCTCGACCACGCGCTTCAGGTTCGGCGCGCCGGATAGCTGGACGCGACTGACTTCCTTGAAGTCCGGCAGGGTGGCCTGGCGGGTCCACGGCACGAAGGTCCGCTGGGTGCGCTCGTAGCCGGCGCGCAGCGTCTTGGTGATGACGTTCTCGAGGATGAACGGGAAGTCGCTGGTGGACTGCAG